ATGTATGAAGCGTATTAAAATGAAAGGCGGAGACGAGTACGATGCGTTGTCTCGTAAATCCAAAAGGCTATTTAAGTGGGCCTCGGGCGTAAGAAAGAAGCTCAAACGTAAATACAATAAAAGATTTCGTAAAAGTGATAGTTACTTATAAAGAAATAAAGAAAATTAAGTTCCCAGTGTATACTCTCCCGAGTAGTAACTGGTCTAAAGTAGATGGATTACTACTGTTAGATAACATAGTATTAGATGATAGAAATATGCCGGGAGCTTCTCTTGGCATTCGTCGTCTACAAACTCCTTTTACAGAGATTGTACGCTTAGACAGGTCTATCAGCTCGTTGATTGGCATACTTAAACAGACAAACAATAAGGCTTTTATTGATACTAATGGTACTCCCTTTATATATCAAAAAACTAAGCTAGCGTCTTTAAAGTATTACAGAATACGGAAGATAGATAGAAAAGAGTCAGTCTCTATACTATGGTTAAAGGGCGTTAAACAGCCCTTTACCATTCCTCGACCTCCTTCTGCGGAAACTCCGTGGGCAGGAGTTCTACACTTAGGCCCTTGGCCTTGGTTATTATATGAGTACTCCGAAGAACAACTAAAGGACACTCGCAGAAAAGTATAATTATTTTATGGCGAAAAGACGAAAGACTCTTGCGGGAGCAAATCTAGAACTACAAGAAATCGAACCCTTAACTGCAAATCAAATTACTGCGTTCGAAAGTACTAAAAACCTAATGCTGCATGGAGTAGCAGGAACTGGAAAAACTTTTATATCGTCTTACTTAGCATTTGATGATATGGCGAAAGGAGAGTACGAAAAGCTAGTAATTATAAGAAGTGCTGTACCAACTCGTGACATAGGATTTCTTCCTGGAAGCGAGAAAGAAAAAGCCTCTGTGTATGAAGAACCTTACAAAGATATTTGTATAGAGTTATTCCAGCGCGGAGATGCTTATGAAATACTCAAAACAAAAGGACTAGTGCATTTTATGACTACTTCCTTTATTCGAGGAGTTACACTGCGTAATGCAGTAATTCTCATTGATGAATGTCAAAACATGAGTTTCCATGAGCTAGATTCTATAATAACTAGAATGGGACAAGGTTGTAGAGTAATCTTTTGTGGGGACTTCCGCCAAGCGGATCTACAGAAGAACGGTCTAAAAGACTTTGTAAGAGTCCTCAAAGCAATGAATGCATTTGATTTTATTGACTTTGAGATAAAAGATATTGTACGAAGTGACTTCGTTAAGCAATATATCACCGCAAAAACAGATTTGGGTCTATGAAAGCAGTTATTAGTAATCGTATTTATTTGGAGGTGACAAAGGACTATAAGGAGCTTCTTTCTAAGGAGCTCACTTATAAGATTCCTTCTCAGAATCCTAAAGATCCGCCTTTTGTCATAAAGAATATGGCACGAGTACGGGAAAATTTGGTTACTATTCCTATTGGAAGAACTGATTTAATACCGGAGGACTATGAAGTTATTGACAAAAGGATTGATGTGCCTGTTGATTTTCCTGATTTTAGGTTTGATCTACGAGACTCACAACAAGCCGTCTATGACGAACTCGATGACAACTGTATCATCAATGCGTGGGTAAGTTGGGGTAAAACCTTCACGGGGTTGGCGATAGCAGGAAAACTCGGACAAAAGACACTTGTTATTGTGCATACAGTTCCGTTACGGAATCAGTGGGCAAAGGAAGTGGAAAAAGTCTATGGAATAAAGCCTGGCATCATTGGTAGTGGGCAGTTTGATCTGTCTGGGCCAATTGTTATAGGAAATACCCAAAGTTTGTATAGAAATATTCCGAAGATTCAGAAAGAGTTTGGTACAATAATACTAGATGAGATGCATCATGTAAGTAGTCCAACTTTTTCCAAAGTCATCGACACAAACTATGCACGCTATAAGATTGGACTTTCTGGCACGGTAGAAAGAAAAGACGGCAAGCACGTTGTTTTCAGAGACTACTTTGGCAGTAAGATATTTAAACCCCCAAAAGAAAACTTTATGACGCCTAAGGTTGACATTATAAAATCTGAGGTTAGATTTATGGATGGAGCACGAGTACCTTGGGCAAATCGTGTAACCGCTCTAGCGAATAACGAAGAATACCGACATACAATATCNATGCTTGCAGCATATTATGCGGCAAAAGGCCACAAGGTACTTGTGGTGTCCGATCGAGTGCATTTCTTACAGAGCTGCGCCGAACTGGTTGGAGATAATGCGATTTGTGTTACGGGTGAGGTACCGCATGAGCAAAGAGAAACATTACTGGACGAAATAAACTATGGCAATAAAGAAATTTTGTTTGGAACTCAGGCGATATTTAGTGAAGGCATATCGGTCAACTCCTTATCTGTCATTATACTCGGTACGCCCATTAACAATGAACCCCTCCTCACCCAGCTCATCGGAAGAGTCATCCGAGAGCAAGAAGGAAAGCAAACACCTGTAGTAGTAGATATACATTTAAAAGGAAACACCGCCAAACGGCAGGCTTCTAATAGAATGGGCTTCTACATAAAGCAGGGTTGGAAAATTTCACAAATATAGGATAGAAAAAAAGTTCTTGACAGCGAACTTATTTTTTAGTATAATATATGCTTCTTTACGACTGGAAAAAAATATTCTACATCGCAAATGGCCAGCCTTCGACTATCTATACGATATTTGAGATGATGGTACGGAATTCTATACCTCGTAATAAATACGATCCTGTCTATAAATATTATGACATGGATTTTCGAGGAGAGTCTTTCCTAGCGCATGCAGATGTTCTTTTGTTTAACTCGTTTAGACATGCTCGCGCAGATGTTGCGATATACTTAGCTATGGCTAGTTTACGCTCTTTTGCCGAGTACCTCGCCTCTGGTGAGACAACAATCAGTCTATTGGAACTCCCACTAGACCCCCTTGAACATTTAACAAACAATGATAGGCTACTTTATGTAGAAGATGATAGATTACATTTTTTATATGAAGAAGTCCCNCAGGAGAAAACAGAATGGCACTAAGTTTTAACAAATCAAAAGGTTCAGCACAAAAAGGTAACATGACTAACTACGCTTACCAAGAGGGAGATAACTCCATTCGTTTGGTAGGTGATATTCTAGCTAGGTATGTATACTGGATTACAGGTGAAAACGATAAGAACATTCCTTTAGAGTGTCTGTCTTTTGATCGAAACCAAGAGCGATTTAATAACAAAGAGAAAGATTGGGTTCGTGAATACTACCCCGATCTAAAGTGTGGATGGAGCTATGCTATGCAGTGCATCCACAATGGCGAAGTTAAGCTAGTAAACCTCAAGAAGAAGCTGTGGGAGCAAATCCTTACGGCTGCTGAAGACTTGGGCGATCCTACAGACCCTGAGACTGGCTGGGACGTTAAGTTCAAGAAAGTCAAGACTGGCCCTCTAGCTTACAATGTCGAGTATCAACTTCAAGTATTGAAGTGCAAGCCGCGTCCTCTAACGGAAACTGAAGCGGAGCTTGCAGCAAATCTGAAGTCTATGGACGATGTTATGCCTCGTCCTACTCCTGATGCTCAAAAAGAGCTGCTTGATCGTGTACGACAAGCAGAAACAAATGAAATTGACGACGAAGCACTTGATGCGGAGTTTGATGTTTCATGATTCTATTTACGGCAGATTGGCACTTAAAGCTAGGACAGAAAAATGTTCCGCGAGAGTGGGCATTAAACCGCTATAGCATGTTTTTCGAGCAGATTCATTCTCTCGAACAGCAGTGTAATATGCATATCATTGGGGGTGACCTCTTTGACCGTCTGCCTAATATGGAAGAGTTGGAGCTTTACTTCTCGTTTATTCGGGAAGTAAAGATTCCAACTATTATCTATGACGGCAACCACGAAGCTACAAAGAAGAATAAGACTTTCTTCACTCAGCTAAAGCAAGTCTCACGAGATATTAACCCTTTAGTACAGATAGTAGATATATCCTATATTGATTCAGATATGGGATTTGGTATCTTACCCTATGCCGATCTTCATAGAAAAGAGAGTATCGAAAAGTTTAATACACAGCATCCTTTATTTACTCATGTTCGTGGCGAAATTCCTCCACATGTCAAGCCAGAGGTGGACTTAGACAGGTTTGAGGAGTTCCCAGTTATTTTCTCGGGAGACCTCCACGCTCATAGTAATAGCCAAAGAAA